CTGCCGGCGTGGGTGCCTCGATCCGTCACGAACGTCTTCGCCTCGGTCATCCGCGGCCTGACCGCGATCCTTGACCAGTCCGAACCCGCCCAGGTCTTCGCCCCTGCCACGGAAAGCGACGAGGATCGCGCGACCTCAGAGGTCGCGGATGATGCCGTCCCGGTGCTCCGCGACGAGTGCGGTTACGACAGCCAGGGGCATCGCCACGAGCTCAACAAGCTGGCGGCGCTGACCGACAAGTCCGCCTACGTCGTGTTCTACGACAACGATGCCCGGCACGGCATGGCCGACATCGAGTTGTTCCAGTGCCCGTGCGGCCAGGTCGTGGACCCCCTCACGATGGACGAGGAGGGTGGTGCCTGCCCAAACTGCGGCGAAACCGACACCGAGACGTTCGCCCTCTTGACCGACCCGAACACGGGGATGCCTATCGGGATGCCGATGCCCATCGGGCGGATGTGTGGCGAGGTCCTGACGAGCCTGGAGTTCTCCCTCCCGTCGGCCGCCCGGTACGCCCACGCCAAGGCGAACCCGTGGATCCTCGGGCACCGCAGAATGTCTCCGAACGAGGTCGCCCGCATGTGGCCGGGCGCCAAGACGGTGGCGTACGACCGCAAACAGTGGTCGGACGGCAAGCTGGCGCGGGCCTACGCCGACGAACTCCGGCACATGGCGAGTCCGGCCGCGTCGACACGCGGCGGCTCGGGCCAGAAGTTCGAGGGGCCCGTCGTCTACCGCATCTGGCACGACCCCATCGACACCGACGAGTTCTACTTCCCGCAGGGGTTCTACGGGGTAAAGATCGGCGACAAGCTCGTCGAGGCCGGTTCCCTCCCGTTCAAGGACGGCGAGGACACGCCGTTCAAGAACGTCATCCTTCGCACCTGGGAGCAGTCGCCTGGCAGCCCGTTCGGGCACCCGCCGGCGGACGACCTCGTGCCTATCCAGCAGAGCCGCAACACCATCGAGTCGATGATCGAGCTCATCGTCATGACCGATGCGGCGCCGACCCGCTACATCCCAGAATCCGTCACGCTCATCGACGAGCCGACCGGCGTACCTGGGGAGTGGGTGCGCTATCGGTCGATCGACGGCTCGAAGCCGACGGAGACGCGCGGCATGGCGCCGCCGCCGGCGTTGTTCGAATGGCTGGACCGCAAGGACCAGAAGATGCAGGAGGTCAGCGGCCTGAACTCCGTGCTCGCGGGCTCCCGGCCGGATGGCGACCCGACCCTCGGCGAGGTTCAGATCCTCGAAGAGCGCGGCATGGCGACCTTCCGCTCACCGCTCGACCACCTCATCGAGTTCGAGAAGGAGTTGTCCTTCATGCTCCTGAGCGTCGGCCGACAGACGCTCTGGTCGCCTCGGTTCCGCCGCATCCGCGGTGAGAACAAGCAGTGGGAGATCAAGCAGTTCGCCTCCGCCGACCTCAGCGGCCAGATCGACATCACCGTCGAACGGGCCTCGGCCTGGCCGAAGTCGCCCCTCCTCCAGCAACTCCGCCTCAAGCAGGCGCTCGAGATGGGCGTGCTGCCGCCGCCGGCGCAGGACCCCGAGATCAGCGGGAAGCTCCTCGTCGACATGAACCTGGCGCACCTGAAGCAGTCGTGGGACGCCGACCGCCGACAGGTGGCCCGGCTGCTCGACCGCTGGAAGGAAGCCCGGACGGCGGAGGAGATTGCCGCGTGGCCACCCGACCAGGTGACCCAGAACCTCGAGATGCACGGCTACCTCCTGACGCAGTGGCTCAAGAGCGAGGAAGCCGAGGATCTGATGCTGGCGAATCCATCGGTGTTCCAGGCGTGTCGCCAGCACGTCGAGCAAATCCAGCAGCTCCAGATGATGAAGGCGATGCAGCAGGCGCAGGCCCAACAAGGCGGCCCGCCGCCGCAGGAGCCCGCGACGGGGGCCAGCGGCACGCTCGACGCCGCGATGCAGGCCGGGGCGCTGGTCCCCGCGGACGCCGCGGCGCAGTCCGGACAGGGGCCGTCCGTGGACGACCTCGTCCAGGCCCAGATTCTGACGCCGGTGCTGCCGGAGCCAGAGGCGGGCGGCGCCGGTGACGGCGCCCCGCCTGTGCCGGGTATGCCTGTGCAGTGACCGCGATCGAGACGGTGGTGGGGCTCGGTGCCCTCGCCGATGGGGATGCCCACAACCCATCCTCAGCGGCGGACCACGCGAAGTCTGGCCCGGCTGGCGCGAGTGGTCCGGGCTCCACCACCGTCTCGATCGCCCGGGTCCCCAAGGCCCCGGTGTCCGCCACGGCGCGGGGGCGCGAGTCGCTGGGAACGTGGGCTGCCCCGGCCTACGAGGCTGGCAGCCTCCCGTCCATGGCGGGGCCGGGGCCTCGGGGGTATGGGCGGTTCGAATGCTTTCGTGCACGCTAAGAGGGAATACGGGTCTTCTCCGGAGGCTGTCGACCACGGGCTGACAAGTTTGATGCAGGCGGGCAAGGTGCTCGGTGGGACTCATAACCCCGCGTTGCCAGGTTCGATCCCTGGGCCTGCTACCACGTTCGCGCGGCTAGAACCGCCGCGCCACGGCGCCTGACGGCAAGGGGTAGCTCCCCGCGGTGGCCCACCGCGCACGCCGTCAGTCATCCACAAGGGCCAGTGCGAGTTCCTAGGGCGGGACGCACGCGACCAGCGCCGATACGGCGCCGTCGTGCGTCCCGCCCTTTCTCATTTGCGCCGGCCCTCGACCGCAACCTCAGAGGAGGAAACCCATGCACCTGTTCAGACGGTTCATCGCCACGCCGCTTCTCGGTCCCGAGGACGGTGCGATGTCCGGCGGTGCGGACCCGATCGACACGGACACTGGCGGCTCAGGTGAGCCGGGTGATGTCGAGGCGTTCGATGGCGACGGTGGCGACGGTGACGAGGCCGACGACCACGACGGCCAGGGAACGTCGCCCGAGGATGAAGACGAGGAGCTGCTCTTCGGGGGCGGCGAGGACCAGGACGAGGGACGACCCGCAGAAGAGCGCCTCAAGGCGCTGTCGGCGTCCCACAAGAAGCTGAAGCGCCGCTTTGGCAAGTTCTGGCCCATCGCAAAGAACCTGAAGGCGGCAGGCGTCTCGGATCGAGACGTGCCGGCGCTCATCCAGAAGGCCCAGAACTTCGACGCGCTGGCGCGCCGCGCCGGGGGCGATCCACAGGCGGTCGAACGCCTGATGGCCATTGCCCGCGGCGAGGCGGTCGACGACTCCCGCGGGGGGAAGGCGGCCGGCAAGCGCGGTGGTGACCAGGACGCGAGCGTCGAGTTCGACGAGAGCGCGTTGCCGTTCGATCCGAATGCGAACGCCAACAACCGCTTCTTCGCCGACGAGATCAAGCGGGGGCGGACCGTCGAGGTCCGGCTCCAGACTGCGCTCAAGCGGATCGAGGCCCTCGAGGGTGGCATCCGCACCGAGAAGCAGACCCGCGTCCAGCAGGAGTGGTCGTCCGCGATGAACGCCGCGGCCAAGCACATCCCCGATCCGGGCATTCGCACGATGTTCATGGACAACGTGCGAGCCGCCTTCCAGATCGGGGGGAATCGCTTCAAGGCCCAGGAAGTCATCACCCACTACCTCAAGCAGGCCGGCATCACGCCCGGCAAGCAGAAGGTCGCCGCCGCCGCCGCGCGGCAGCGTCTCGCCAACGGCAACCAGCAACTGCCGAGGAACCAGGCCGGCGTCGGCTCGCCGAGCCCGGCCCGATCGGGCAAGGAGCGGCTCTCGGACGTGCATAAGCGCCTCCGAACCGGCTAGGCCCTCGGCCCAGAACCGGAGCGAGTGAATCGCATGAACCCCTTTCTGAAGACGCTGGAGCAGTCGCCGGGCGGAGTCACCTGGATGCCGGGGTCCGACACCACGCAGTGGGACCCCCTGTTCAAGGACGACTACGCCCCGGCGATCGTCACCCAGCTCAGCGAAGACAACCTCATGACCTCGTGGATGGAAACCGAGGTCAAGGACGACTCGTGGACCGGCCGCCAGAAGGTCGTGCCCATCATGATCGGCCGCAACCGGTCCGTCGGCTCCATCCCGAGCCGCGGCCGTCTGCCGCAGGCCGGCCGCTCGGTGTTCGAGGACTTCAACGTCCCGATGCGGAACACCTACGGCCGCATCGGCTTCGAGCGCGACGTCATCGCGCAGTCCCGGAACCGGAAGGGGTCTTGGCAGCAGGTCATCCCCGCGGAAATGGACGCCCTCGTCGAGGCCGTCTCGTTCCACCGGAACCGCGTGTGCTGGGGCTACGGCTCCGGCATCCTGGCGCTCGTCAACGGCGCGCACACCGCGCAGACGACGATCGCTATCGACTCGCCCGGCAACGTGTCCGGGTCCCTCGGGGGCGCGCGCTACCTGGACGGCGACGTGACGTCGGGCCAGTTCGTCGCGTTCCTCGACAGCGGCAACAACATCGTGGCGACCGCGACGGTCACGGGGGTGGCGACCAACCTCCAGTCGATCACGGTTGACACGGCGGTGACGCTGCCCGACAACGCGAAGATCGTCATCGCGCAGTCGGCTTCACAGAGCTCCTACAACATGGAGCCCGAGGGCGTGCTGGCCGGGATCGACGACGGCACCTACGTCGACACCTACCACGGCCTCAGCCGGACGACCTACCCGATCCTGAACGCCTACGTCACGACCGGCGTGGGCGGCCTGTCGCTGGACGCCATCCAGCAGATGTGCGACGCGGTCCACATCAAGACCGGGAAGATGTTCGACATGTTCGCGTGCGAGCACGCGGTCCGTCGGGCGTACCTCGTCCTGCTCGAGTCCGACCGGCGCTACTCCGGCGCCGACCTAATGCGTCCCGATGGCGGCACGGCCGCGGCCAAGAAGCCCGGCGGCCGGACCATCACCTACGGCGACATCCCCGTCATGGTCGACCGCGACGCCCCGTACCAGATGCTCTTCGGCATCAACAAGATGTCGTGGACCCGGTACGTCGAGAACGAGGGCCAGTGGGCGGACGAGGAGGGCCACGTCCTGAAGTGGGTGAACGAGTACGACGAGTACACGGCCTTCTACTTCATGCAGGACAACTTGCACTGCCAGCGCCCGAACGTGAACGCTCGGGCGGAGGGCATCAACGTCGATCAGCTCGTGCTGAAGGCCGCCTAACCGGCGGTGATTGCGCGAGCCGACCGCGGCTCTGCACCACGAACGGGACGGGTCCTTGGGGGCCCGTCCCGGTTCCTCGCAGCGCGGTCCGCAACTTCCAGGAGACACCAGTGGACACTCAGCCCCAGGCGCCGACGCCCGCGCAGGAAGAGGTCATGAACCTCATGCCGGAGCACACGCTCCAGGCGAAGCTCAAGCCGACCTCGCCCGTGACGTGTCGCAACCGCGGCCCGCGCGAGCTGGTCGACAAGCACGACGCGCACGAGTACCGGATCCCGCCGTTCGCCCTCTTCACGGTCACCTACGCGGCGGCGCTGCACCTGCAGCGGCGCCAGATCGTGCCGGGCACCCGGAATCCGAGCCTGTCGGATCCGACCCTGCCCCAGTTCCTCTCGTGGATCGGCATCAAGGAGTCGGACGGCGAGGCCGCGCTCGAGCCTTTCGACGAGGCGTTCCTCGCGCGGGTCGGCGAAGCCAAGGAAGGCTTGAACCGCGCCGCGATGCCAATGGCGGCGGACCGCGAGGTCGAGGTGCTCGGCACCAACGATCTCCGGCGGGGCCTGCCGGGCGCTGGCGTGGCGCCGAGCGCCCAGGCCATGAGCGTGGGCCGCAGCCGGCCGAGCCTCGAAGGCGGGTCCGAGGAGGCGCGCGCCGCCGCCGCCGCGCCCGTGAAGGGCAGCGACGCCGTGCAGGCCTCCGCGTCCGCGATCGCCTCGGGCTGGGTGCCGCCGGCCGACGAGACCCAGCTCCGGGTCAAGAGTGCGCCGGCGCCGACCGACGGCGCGCCGAAGAAGAACCGGAAGGGGTAAGCCGGTGAGCCTGCACGTCCCGGTCCCGCCGCATCTGCGCCTCGAACCGTATTGCGCCCATGTGGCGGAGTACATCGAGCGGCACGACCCGGAGCTCCGCATCCGGAAGAGCGCCGAGAAGCGGTGGTGCTACGTGCTCGAGCGCCGCTGTCGCCGGGCGCCCGCGACCAACGCGGGCCTCGGAGACTATTCCGATCTCCACATCCAGGCCCGAGACGGCTACGTGCACGTCTCGCTGGTGCATCCGCAGTACATGACGCGGCCCTGGAACATCGTGCGGGGGCTGCTCGAGGAGGGCGTCGACCTCTTCGCGCAGTCCGCCCACAAGGTCGCGGACGAGCTCGACTACGAGGAACGCTGGGCCAAGGAGAGCCGGCGCCGCCGGCGCCTGGGCCTGTTCCGTGACATCGCGGTCGATGCCTTCCCGATTCTCGATCGCCTCGGCAACCGCGACGGCACGGAACGGACGCGCATCAGCGTGCCCGACCGGGCCGCCGCCTAATCGCAACCCGAAGGGAGAGCCTTCATGTCGACCCGACTCGAAACCCGCGTCATCGCCAAGACGGCGGCGTTCACCATCCGCTCGCCGCATGTGGCGCCGGGCACGGTCTTCACCAACCGCGGCGCGACCGGCACGGTCACGTTCACCCTGCCGACGCCCAACACGGCCGTGCAGGGCCACTACTACG